TACCAGCAGCCACAATAACAACGTTATCTGGAAGTTGGTAAGCACCAACGCGGCGGTTAAGAACCAATTGATAAGCAGCAGCTTGTACAGCAGGTGCGGCAGAGTTCATTTCGTCCAAGAACAAGATGATCTGTTTGTGGTTAGCTGCAAATTCCTTGCTAGGCAATTCTGCAGGAGGAGCCCACTTCATTGTTTCGTTATTTGAATCAAAGTAAGGAATACCTTTGATGTCAGTAGGTTCCCAAAGTGACAGTCGAACATCGATAACATGCGCTTCGAGTTCAGAACCTAGCTGTTTAATAATATCTGATTTACCGATTCCGGGAGGACCCCACAAGAAAATCGGACGTTGTTTTTTAAATGCTTTACGCAAAGAACGTTTTGCACCATTTGGGCCGACAACGCGGCTAAGAACTTCTGCCATTTTTTTTCCTATCTTGAAAAAAGTTAAAGTGTGTTAATGAGTCTCTAGTATATGACAGATTAAACACTATGTCAATACTTTTTAGGAATTATTTAGATCTTTTTCTCGTTCAGCCATTGCCTTTACTAGACCAAACTTTCTAATGTCGTCCGAAAACAACATTAGTTCAAAACTTTTTCGTTCTGAGAAAACAGAAATGCTTTGATTAGTCAAATAGTAAGGACAGTCCACATAACGCTCTAGAAAAATAATAGTCTGTGGGCTAAGTTCAATAGAGTCAGTAAACGGAATTTCATACATTGTGATTTGAAGTTCCTGTGTCAGAAATTCAAAACCGTCTTCTGTCAATCGAAATGCAAATGGTTTATTTGTTCTGTTTGATTGCCACCATTTGCGACCAAACATTTTAACATTTGCCTCATCCGTGCTTTTACCCCATTGCTGAAGGAAAATCTTTGTTAGGGCATCACGGCTAATTGCTGTCATTTTACAATAGTACCTGTAGTTAACATAACGACTTGGAAGTCTTCAGTTCCAAAAGTTAAATTCAATTTCTTAGCCAAATTGCGAGCATGACCAGGATTGCTAAATGAAACCTTTTTATATTTAGGCCCAGGATAGCTCGTTAGACTGTTGAAACTCTTCAAGTTGAAAGGAGCTCCTTTATAGAATACAGCCCAGATCGCCTCAGCTTCTAAAATTTGTTCAGCTTTGTACGTCTTTTTGTTTACATTCTCTAAAAGAACTTTTGGTTTTGGTCGGCTCATATACGTAATCCATTTAATTAACTACGTATATATTTATCTTAATTGTTGCTAAAATCACCACCGTCTAATTCAACAGTTACAGTATCAGATGATGCTGATTTCTTTAGTTCGTTGAACATGCTTTCATAATCTTGGTTCATCTTATCTAAAATCTCAGCTAGTGCTAAACTCAACAATCTTGCTTGTTGGATTGGAATTTTAACCTCTTTTTGCTGACTAAGTTCAGCAGATTTTAATGTATTGATGAACTGAGTAATTGGGGTAGTATTAATCATTATTGTTAGCGTTTGCAACTGCGAGTGCTTGTTTCATTTCCAACTCAGTTTTAAACGGTCCTTGGTAGTCGTATCGTTCTACAGTAATAAGTTTGGGACACATGCTCTTGAGCCACAATTTGTTAAAACGAATAATATAGTAGCCAGCGCAGAACAAGCTCTTACTGGTATTACTTTTTGTGAATAGTGGTAGCTTTCGTCTCACGTCATACATTGCATTGTATGGTGTTACGTTAGTTGGGTAACCGTGGCACTCTTTAGGAACTGTCTTGGTTACTTTTACTTTTGTACTTTTTAAGAAGAAGTCGCTGCCAAATTGCTTGGTTAAATCATCTTTTTTATTGAACATGACCTCGCCATTGCTGCTACTAAGAATGAATTTGTTGTTTTCCTTCTTGTGTAATGTAGCAACTTTCTCACCACCTTCTTCTACAATCCAAAATTTACCATCAACGATGGGTTTTGCGTGTAGTTCTGTCATATCAATTTCCTTACAATCGTCTGCCTTATTAGGGCATGTATTTTCGTAAGCACAGGTTTTCATATCCTGCACTCTTATTTAGTTTCGGGGTCGCTAGTAAGACCGCGCCACTTGACAACGTTTTTGTTATCCCACTTCTTACCATTCCATACACCTGCTTTTACGTTAGATTCAAACGGCCAAGAAACTTCTAATTCGGTTTCCAAGACTTGATATGTTCCGTTACGTACTGGGTTAGTCTCAACTGGATACCAATCAGTTACTACTGGTTCGTCTTCCTTACCAAGAACTTCCCATTCTTCATCGGTCATATTTTCTACAAAGTTTGCGTAACCGTTGACAAACTCTTCAACTTGTTGTGGAAAGTCGATGGGATTGTCTGTATTAGTTGCGTGTGGTACGCCACTAACAGAAACGTTTTCATCTGGCTCGCCTTGGAAAACTTCACCAGTAGTGTCGTTTGTTAATTCCAATGGCCCGTGGTAGTAATACTCAGTATCATCATTATACCAACCTAATTCCTCTACACCCTCGTATGAATTTTCTTCCCATGCGAGTTCAAATTCTTCAACGTCTTCAGGAGTGCAATCACGCTCTGCTTGGATATCTAACCAACAACCGTCGATCATTTCCCACATTTCCCAGCACTCGTCATTTTCAATGCAGCTGAGTTCGTATCCGTCTTCGTTCTTTAATTCTTCATCTGTAAGCGGACGTTCGTCTGATTCTACAGTAAATGTGGCCCAGCGAAATCCTTGCTCAATAGAGATAACTTTTCCATCTTTGTGAAAAAACATTTTCTCAACGGCTGATTTTTTGTATTGTGGGGATAATTTCCAAGTTGCCATTTTAGTTTTCCTTGAATAGTGTGTCTGAGGGATAGTTTGCTTGGAACGGTTCAGCATACGACTGAATGTTATCTGCAATCTTCTTCATTTCATAACTTGCACAGAACTTGAGCATACGAATGCCAACCTGTGAAATATTTTTAGGTTTTGCATTGTCTGCAATTGTTTGTGCGATTTTAATCTTGATGTCATCAGGTTGGTGAGATAAGTCAATCAAAATACGATTGCGCTCGTAATCTTCTAATACACGATGTTCTGCACCATTGTGATCAGTCCAACGTTGTAACATTAGATTGTTCCAACTAAATCCCTTTGCCTTCCTGTCTTCAAATGCTTCTAAGAGTCCAACTTTGTTTTTGGATCCTTTCGTGCGTACGCCGGGGTAAGCAGAAAACACGTTGTCTGACGTGTCTCCACGGATACATTTTTCGAAGAGTGCCCACTCTGGATTAACCGGCACTTTGACTTCTCCGAGCTTGTCTTTAACTGGTTTACCTTTTGCATCGAAATAACCCTCATGTGTAATATGATGTTCAGCTACGCCATTATATTGGCTTACGTTTTCGTTAATCAGTTGCACAAAGTCACTATCAGTGCTAATGATTACGTGTTTGTCATTAGGATGTGCTTGGATAAAACCTGCAATCAAATCGTCTGCTTCTAAGTTTGGGTGTTGTAATACAGTGACGTTTGTTTTCTCTGTAATGAACTTCTTAAACTCATCAAATGCTTCCCAGAAGACTTCTTCTTCTTCCTGTTCTTTCTCGTTATGAGCTGCCCGTGCTGCGGCACGTTGGGCTTTATATGGTGGATAAAAATCCTTGCGCCAGCTACGGCCTTCTAAGCAAAATACTACATGTTCGCCGCCAAAGTCTTGCCATGCTTTTTTGACGCTGTTAAATGTAATGTGAAAGGCCATGCCGAGTTTGATATCGGCACTACCATTAATAGCATGACGTGCTCTAAAGAACGTGTTTGCTAAGTCTACTATAATATATGTCATTCTACAGATGCTTTACCGTTGCCCAATTTGTTTACGTTAATATATCCGCCATGGACACGTGATGTATCTTGTCCTGCTTCAGCTAACATATTCCCTGCCAAGTCACGGAACCAACGATCTACAATCTCTTCATCTGGATCGCCTTCAAAACCATAGCCGGCTTGCTTTAATTGTAAAATAAATTCGTCATTCCAGTCAAGCTCAAAGAAACCATTGCGTACATTGTCTTTATTAACATGTGTGTCTAGAACTGCAACCCATGGCTCACCCAAAGATGTTGCACGTTCTTTAGGTGTCATTTTAGCAAGTTCAGCTGTTTTCTCTGCTTCAATAGCTTCTTGAAGTTTTTGAGCAGCTAGCTTTTCGGCTACATCTGCTTCTGCTTGTGCTTTAACTTTGGAGTCTTCAATTGCTTGAAGCCCAGTAATTTTCTTGAAAGCGTTTTTAATTGTTTTTATCATTTGTATCCTGTCCCTCACAGTTACAATTTCTTCCCTGCCTACAGTTGCCAGTACACGCACTAGGGGTACTCTTATTCCATCTAAAGAGTAAGAATAACATCAATGCCCAACCAACTACAAAGCAAAAGAAGAAAAAGTACATTATGTTCCCCACTCGTTCTTAAATAATGGCACTTGCAATCTATCACTGTAACGCAAACCATGCTTCATGGCAATATCTGCAACTGCTCTGTTGTTTAGTGCATATACACTTTCAACACCCCCAACTGGCATCAAATAAATGTGCCCTTTAAACCCTGCTGTCCTGTATGCACCAATTGCACACTCTGCATCTGCAAAATCTTGCTCGGTGGCAATAACAAATTTTAAATATGCCGTACCAACTTCTTCATACTCGCATACAATCTCTGGACAGATAGCATCTTCCCACTTTTCGCCGCTACATGGAAGTTTAGCACTTACGCTAAATGTAATTTCACGATTTTTCCATCGTGCCCACTCTTGTAAGTATTGTTTAAATTCTGGAGTTAACTTTTGAGTGCCGTTTGTCTCAAATGTAATTTCCTTAAGACCTTGCATCTTAGGATTATCTAACAAATCTGGATAAGCACGTTGCCAACCTAGCAATGGCTCACCACCAGTAATTACCAAATGCTCATCTTCCCAATGCCCAAATGGAATGATTTCGCAGATACGTTCTGCAATAGCATCTGTTGTAAGCATTGGGCTGAGATCTTTAAAACTAGGATGCCAACTGGCGTAACTATCACAACCTGTGCTAACAAGGGGAAGTTCTTCGTATTTTTCAAATTTATCTGCGATCTGTGCAATTGCATCTGCTTCGGTGCTTAGTTGACCTTTCGGCATACCAAAGCCTGCACATTTAAAGTTACAACCAAATGTTCGTAAGAAAACAGACGGTACACCCATGTATCGTCCTTCACCCTGTATGCTGTAAAACAGCTCTGCAATTTTTATTTTACTCATCGTCCTGTTCCAAAAACTGTGACACTTGATCTTCAGCGTCTACATAATTATACGCATAAACTTTAAAAATTGCAACATTATTTTTAACCGAAATATCAAAGGGTATAGAACCATTTGGAAGCCAGTTATCTGGAACTTCACGTTTAATTTCAAATAGTTGCATTTCTTTAATACGTGCAAACATATCGTCGAAAATATCTTTCGCAGTGCTCATTTTTTACTCCTAAAATCTTTTACATCTTGCATTGCTGATTTCAAAGTCTCAGAGTAATTGAGTGCTTGCTGCTCAGTCATTGCAATAGTACTATGTGCCGTAATTGCACCAGTAGACCACAGTTCCCAAGTTAGTTTAATTCTACGAATCAACCCGTTGAGAATATCTTTTAAAAACCAATCAATTTCTTGCAACCAAGGATCTTCAATGTCGTATCGTTTTTCAATTGTGTCTGACCAGTAGTCAGACTTAACAGTCATATAGACATTAACATTAACACCAGTTTCGTCTGCTTCGACTTCAACATTGTGATCATGATACTCTTGACCACAACCGCAAACAACTTGGTAATACTTGCTATCACCGAAGTCGTTACGTTTTAGAATGCCTTCTGCCGGTTTCTCTGCTATCATAAATGCTCACTTAGTAGTATACGACACATCTCTGCGTCTTTTTTGTTCTTAAATGTGAATGTCATAAAGTCAGCTGTTGGATGACTTATGTAACGATCGCCAGGTAAGCCGAAAACCTCCATAATGGAGGCGCATAGTTCATTCCAAAAGACACCTGTTTGAGCAGGATGCCAATCTATTTGAACTTCGTGATCACTTGGTGTCATTCTGTTGCTTGTTTAAGTTCATCTTCCAAGTACTCAATGTACTGTGTGAGGATTTCTGTCTTTTTATCATCCCCACCATTTACACGAAGTTTTGCCAAGTCTTCTTTTACCTTGGCAATTTTCTCAGTAAGTTCTTTCTTAGTTAAGCTCATCTCTTCCCGCCAACTTTTAACCCAGTTGCGCTACCGAAAATAAGCAAGAATGCTAACCAAGTTTCCCATGTGTATGGGATAGCCAATACAGGGAACAGAGTATTAAGTGACCAAATACCTGCGAGTGGCCCAACAATAATAACAAAGATCAAAAGGCTAACGCCTAAAACAAGTTTAAATAATGCACTAATCATAACCAAAAATCCTCCCAAGGATAAACTAACCAACAATCTTCTTCAGCTTTGTTAACTTCCCACACTGAGTAGTCAACATCTTCTGTACTTGCTAAGTTATGTGTAAGTGTCGCCACACGGACGTTCTTACCCCAAACGTGATCCCAATACTCGTGATCAGGGAGACAGCCAGATTGCCAATCATCCTTGATCCATTTAATAGTGGCACCACTATCGTTGATATCGTCAACGATTAAGATATTTTTTCTAAAAGCTGGATCAATACGTGTATCACCAGGTTTTGAGTCTGGTACATAACCAAATGCTTCTTCAGCCATCCACAAGTTACTTTCTGGGCCAAGATCAGTTGCATTATCACGCAAACTTACGTTAAGCGTGTGCATTGTAATACCAGTATACTGACTTAACAAGTTAGCTGGAATAAGGCCACCTCGAGTGATACCAACGATATAATCAGGACGCCAATTGTCCGCAGTCATTTGGCGGGCAATGTCTAACACTGCACCTTGAACGTCCTTCCAAGTATAAAATACTTTTTTCATAGTGTTAAGCCGTATGCGAGAGCTTGCAATTCTTCTTTAGTCATGAAGTAGTTGTAAGTACTAGTTTGTCCAACTGTGCCGTCTTCTTTAATAGTTTCATTGACTAAATCAACACTGAACAAACCTTTAGGGCTTAGTACTTCGTGCTTTTTTAAAGTCAATCGGAATCCTTCAGATTCTTTAATCACCATTTCTTTGTAAGTATCTCTTACTGATTCATGCAGTTCCATCTTCATCTCCTTTAATGCGATCCCACGTTCTGTATTTTTCCAATTCATGCATGTATTGTTTGTATAACTCTGCTAGTTTTGGATGCTTTTCTTCCATTGTAACATCTCTTGTGGGAATTTGCAATAC